ACTAGGGGCTTGATGACATGGCTCACGATCAAGAAACCCGCCGTGAACTCCGCAAGCTTTATGTCACTGGCAAAAGCCTTAAAGAGGCCGCTGACCGGCTGGATGTTGCTGAAAGCACAGCACGGCGCTGGAGAGATCAAGCGGAAGCGGACGGCGATGATTGGGAGCGGGCGCGAACGGCAGCAGCGATGATCGGCGAAGGCGCACGGTCGGTTGTTGAGCAATTAATAGCAGATTTCGTGGTTATTCATGCAGATACACTGGCAAGTTTGAAAGATGACCAAGAAACTTCAGCGATCATAAAAGCCAAAGCTCTTTCTGTGCTGGCTGATGCATTCTCGAAGACCATGGCTGCCGCAGGCCGTGCGGCTCCAGAGATCTCCGAACTGGCGGTGGCCCAAGATGTTGTCATGCGCCTTGGCGACTTCGTGAAAGAAAACTATCCGCAGCATCTCGCCGCTTTTACAGAAATTCTTGAGCCTTTTGCAGAAGAACTGGCAAATATCTATGTACAGACGTAAGAATTTTTCGGGAAAAAAGCGCAAATCGAAGAAAGAGTTCGAAAGAGAGCTTGCAGCATATACTGCCGAGCTTGCGCAATTTGTTACAGCTAACAGTTCTGGTCTTGATCCCACTTGTCGTGCTGACCGTATTGCAAATGCTGAGCAAGATTTTTCTTTTTTCGCACAAACATATTTTTCTCATTATTTGACGGTTGCGCCGTCCAAAGTGCATTTATGGCTGTTCGAAAAATTGCCAAAGCTTTGCTTTTGTGAAGACGGAGCGCGGATTGCCGTGGCAGCCCCGCGCGGGGAAGCAAAATCAACGATTGTTTCGCTAATATTCGTTCTCTGGTGTGTCATCTATAGCAAGAAAAAATATATCGTGCTTGCGATGGACGCATTTGAACAAGCAGCCGTGGCGCTAGAATGCATCAAAGCAGAACTCGAATTCAATGCTTGCCTGAAAGCTGATTTTCCCGACGCGACAGGACGAGGGAAGGTCTGGAAAGAAGCGGTGATCCTCACCCGGTTTGGTCAGAAAATCGAGGTCTTTGGCTCTGGCAAGCGGCTTCGCGGTCGCCGGCACGGACCGTATCGACCGGATTTAGCAATTCTGGACGATATTGAGAATGATGAGAACGTCCGCAGTCCAGCCCAGCGAGACAAGCTTGCAGCATGGGTTGATAAAGCCGTTGCGCAACTGGGCGGCATTGCGCCCATAGACATTATTTTCATCGGCACCATCCTGCATTATGACAGCGTTTTATCAAGAAAGCTGAAAGCGCCGCTTTGGGCTTCGAAGCGGTTCCAAGCTTTGGCGCGGCTTCCAGATCGGATGGACCTGTGGGATCGCTGGTCCGAGATCCTGCAAAACCCTCCGCAAGATCATGATGGGCCATCATCCGCCGAGCTGGCGCGTTCTTTTTTTAACGCGCATCAAGTCGAAATGGAAGACGGTGCAGAGTTGTCATGGCCCGAAGGCCGACCGCTTTACAAGCTAATGCAAGCGCGGATGGAAAACCCATCCGCATTTGATAGCGAATTGCAAAATGACCCGGTCGGCACCGAGAATGCCACATTCGGAACCCTTCATTATTGGGCAGAGCGGCAGGACAACTGGGTGCTGTTTGGTGCGCTTGATCCGTCACTCGGAAAAGCCGGGGGCGATCCATCTGCAATTCTGGTGGGTGGGTGGGACCGTGAGGCCAGGCGACTGCATGTCATCCGGGCAGAGATTCGCCGTCGCGTGCCCGACCGGATCATTTCAGACGTGATTGCTTTGCAAAAAGAATATAACTGCCTGACATGGTTCGTCGAAACGGTTCAGTTTCAAGAGTTTTTGCGGACCGAACTGATCGCCAGGGCTGCGGAAAAAGGAATCAACCTTCCCGCACGCGGGATCGGACAAAATGAAGCAAAAGAGCTTCGTATTGAAAGTATCCAGCCGATGATTGTGGATGGACGGATCAAATTGCACGCAAGCCAAGCAACACTGATTGAACAACTCAGACATTTTCCGAAAGCCGACCACGATGACGGGCCTGATGCACTTGAAATCCTTTGGCGCGGTGTCGTGAGCAATGCGGTGCTCTCGGGGACCGGTGAAAGGTCCGGCCAGCGAGGCGGTCTGTCGGGCAGTGTAACTGGTGGGATGTTCACGCGGTTGGGCGCTCGATTGAAAGGACTGAGTGGCTATGGCATCTGAGACAGCATCAGAAGACAAGGGCGAGAAGCCGGAGACAAAAGAGCTTTCAGCCCCGGCCCGGAGCTATGAAAGCGGCCTGTCTCTGGGTGGCTATGGCGAGCTCGTTCGGCCACGGGACCCAGTGTTTGAAGGGCTCGGGGAAGATTATGACCGTTATGAGGCCTTGCTCACAGACGGTGCAGTTCATACAGCACTGCAACAGCGTATTGCGGCTGTCACTTCCGCGGAATGGATTGTTGAACCGGGCGGGGACAGCGCGGAAGATGTTCGGGCTGCCGATTTCATCCGGGAACAGTTTCAGGCTCTGCCTTTCGATCAGATCTGTGAAAAAATGCTGATGGCTCTTTACTGGGGCTATTCGGTGGCGGAATGTCTTTGGAAAAGCGGGCCGAAACACGGGCTGGCTGCAATCCGGGTGCGCAAGCCAAGGCGGTTCGGCTTTGACGCCGACGGACGGCTGTTGCTGTTACATAACCTGCAAAAGCCCGAAGTCATGCCAGAAAAAAAATTTTGGATACTGGCCCGGCCCGGTCATGATGATGATGCGGTATATGGTCTAGGACTCGCTCATTATTTATACTGGCCAGTTTATTTTAGACAAAATGCGTCAAAACTCTGGGCTGTTGCGCTTGAAAAGTTTGCGATGCCGACTGCACTCGGCGTTGCGCCGCAAGGAACGCCAGAAGACGAAATGTCGAGATTTGTGCAAATTGTTCAAGCTATTCATACAGATGGTGCAATCGCTCTACCAGATGGCTTTGTTGTAAAGCTGCTCGAAAGCATCAAGACTTTTAACGCCTCGGGTCATGAGCCGTTTGCTGCGTTTTGGACAGAAGAAATCGTACGCATTATTTTGTCCCAGTCAATGACAACACTGAACGGGTCATCCCGCGCTCAGTCCGAAACTCATGCCGGTGTGAAACGTGAATTAATTAAAGCCGATGCCGACAAGTTGTGTGAAAGCTTGAATAACGGCCCGATCAAATGGCTGACGGAATGGAACTTTGAGAGAGCACGTCCGCCGAAAATCTGGCGCGTTCTTGAAGCGTCAGAAGATCTCTCGGCACGCGCCGAGCGAGATCTAAAGCTGTCCCAGGCATCGGGCTTGCGTCCGACGAAAGACTATCTGGCCCAGACCTATGGCGGCGAATGGGAAGCCACGGCGAGTTCCGGGCCAGCTTCTCCTGGCAAGACTGACAGCCCCGCCTTTGCCGCGCCGGACAGTGAACCGGACGCGGTGGAGGAACTGGCACGGCAGCTTCACAGCTTTGCCGCGCCGGTTTTCACCAGCAAGATTGAACAAGTTCGGCAGCTTATTGAGGAAGTGACCAGCCTTGAAGAGCTTTCCATGCGTCTCATGGAGTTACGGGCGGATATGGCCCCGAATGAGCTTGCTGCAATCATGGGCCAAGCGATGACAGTGGCCGAACTGCAAGGCCGCGCGGACCTGCTGGCAGATGGCTGAAGGTGAGAAGCTCCGAGATTTCGCGCCAACCGGCAAGGACCTGCCCTTCACCGAGGCCCTTGACTACTGGCAGCAAAAGGCCCGTGTGCCAACAAAACACTATTCAGATCTTTGGGATGCGATGCATGCCAGGGCCTTTGTTGTAGCCGGGGCGACGAATGACGCTTTGCTGGCGGGTTTTCAGAAAGCCATAGATGATGCCATTGCCAAAGGCACCACACTCGGGACCTTCCGCAAGGAGTTCGACCGACTGGTTGCCGCCCATGGCTGGGACCACACCGGGAAGCCGGGCTGGCGGTCGGCGGTCATTTATGAAACAAACATTCGCTCTGCATACAATGCCGGACGCTGGGTGCAAGCAGAACGATCAAAAGCCACGCGGCCTTATGGTCGTTATGTTGCGGTTCAGGACAAGCGCACCCGTGATGCGCATCGGGCGATCAGCGGGACCGTGCTTCGGCTAGATGATCCGTGGTGGGATTATTACATGCCACCGAACGGTTATCGCTGTCGATGTCGCTTCCAGTCTCTAAGTGATCGAGATCTGAAGCGCTACAGCTACAAAGTCTCGCCTTCGCCTCAAATCATCATGAAGCGTGGCGCAGTTAACACCCCAGATGGTCCGGTCATGGTCGAAACACCAGAGGGCATAACCCCAGGCTTTGCTAGCAATGCAGGGAGGGCCTGGGGCGCTGGGCAACATCGGCATCTTTTGCAGACAGAGGGCGAAAAGTTCCGCGAGCTAGTTGCTCCTTCAGAACAGGCGCGGCGGGATCAAAAGCTGAAAATATCGGATCTGGACCCGGTCCCGGCTCCTGCCCTGGGCAAGCCTGTTTCTAATATAGACGAAGCAAAGGCGGAATTCCGAAAACTTTTCGGCGGTGAAGACTTCATCATGAAAGATCCGACCGGGGAAGCTGTCGCGCTTACGACAGCCCTGATTGATCACTGGCAAACGAAAACCGTAGAGGATTTGTCCGGGCGCACGCAGATTTTACCGTGGCTTGTCGATTTGATCGAAAATCCGCAAGAAATCTGGCTCGGTTTTGCGGAAAGTGACAAAAGCGGCCAGGTGCGCTTGCGTCGGCGCTATATCAAGCATTATCACGACACCAAAGGCCGCTCTATCCGGCTGGTTGCCGACGAAGCCGGGGGCTACTGGATTGCTTTGACAACCTTCCGGGGCAAAGTTCGCGAAATGAAGAACTGGCGGGGGATCAAATCCGGCGTTCTGGTTTATAGTGCGGACCAGTCTGGATGATGGGCTAGAGCTTCCGTGCAAGCTCAGCCTTCTTCTGTCACGTATCTGACACGGCAGCCATGACAGCCTCGAAAATATTTTATCATAAATTCTGATTTTATAAAAAGCGGTTTTAACGCTAGGGACAGCTTTTTGCATTTCTTGTGTGAGATTGCAAATTTCTTAAAAAGATGATGCGTTACGCCCGCGTTAGAACGCGATGAAAGAGCCATTGCGTTTGCGCCATAAGATGCACAGGCATTCAAAACAGATTTTTTTGATTTTCTCGTAACATCCGAAGCGCTTCGGCTCGGTCTTTCCCTCTCGAAACGATATTTTCTCTGTCAGCAGCAACAAGCGACAGGGTTGATCATGAATATTGAAGAAGCAGCGGCAGCACTTCAAAACTGTGAATACGGTGAAGAAGCGCAACCAGAATTTTGGCAAAAGCTGAGAGAGCATAGACTTGTTGCAGTGTTCGGTGCAAGCGATGACTTAACAGAATTTCGCGGCGCTATTAATGATGAAGTCGGCGTCGGCAAAATATATCTCGATAAAGACAACATCATCCATGACATCGATCAGCCATGGCCGCCAAAAAGCTCTCGATTCATTGAAGTGATCACAGGCCAACAAATTGATTGCGTGTTTGAATACAAAACAAACATCAATCATTTGGTTTTTGACGTTCTTGAATACGGCAAACTCTATTGCCGTGGCATTGTCTTTTCGCTGGATGATCTGTGATGCCAGAGATTGAAATCTTTAAAGCCGGGACATATCGGGACATGTCTGGCAAAGAGCACAGCTTTACGGCTGATGATCTTGATGAAGTTATTTCTTGCTACAGCAAAGCGAATGCAGCACCGCTCGTCCTCGGACATCCGAAACATGACGATCCGGCCCATGGCTGGGTGACGGGCTTGCGTCGGGACCAAGATATCTTGCTTGCACAAGTTGACAAGGTTTCGACTGCCTTTGCTAAGGGTGTGAAAGACGAAGATTATCGTTATATCAGCGCTGCTTTCTTTCCGCCTAACAGCACTGCAAACCCAGCCATGGGCAAACTCTATCTTCGTCATGTTGGCGCGCTCGGGGCGACACGTCCAGCTATTCCCGGCTTAAAGCCGCTTTCTGAAGTAGCTTTTGCAACCAAGGATATCGGTAATATCTCAGGCCAGCTCGCATTTGCAAGTGACGATAACAGCATGATTGCTTTCGGGGAGCCCCTTGAAAAGCAGGAGTTCGGGACATTCTTACGCCGTTTGCGCGAATTTCTTGTCGAAAAATTTGGCCGACAGGAAGCCGATGCGGCGGTTCCTGAGTGGAGCATTCAAGACGCCCTCGCTGGAGAAGGATCTTTTGCAAACAAGCCAGAAGCTTCTCAAATGCTCATGCAGACAGACAAGGATATTAAAATGAACGAGCAAGAAAAGAAACTGGCAGAGCGCGAAGCAGCGTTAGAAAAAGAACGTCTCGCTTTCGCAGCAGAACGAGCACGGATTGCAGCAGAAATTGACATTGCAGCCTTGGAAGCGAAAGGCCAAGCTTTCGGCGATCTGCGCGACGGAGCCATCAGTTTGCTTGCTGAACTCACCGGAGACAATGAAAGTCTCACATTCGCCGATGGTCGCTCTCGTTTGAAAGCAGATCTGCTGAAAGCTTTGCTTGACCGGCCCGGTCCGGCCCCGATGGGCGAGCTGTCCGCGCCGGAAAAGACGTTCAAAAGTCCTGCCATGGCCTTTGCCGCTCCGAAAGACTGGGAGGTAAAAGCTGAAGATGTGGCGCTTTTGCGCAAGACAGAGGCTCTGGCGGCAGAGCGCGGCTGTAGCGTTATTGAAGCCGCTGAACTTCTGGAGGCAGGCCGATGATGGAACCGGAAAAGGTCTGGTTCACTCTTGGCTATATTGCCGGGGCGGATCTGGTTAAGCGCCGTTTTGTGACAGCCAAAGGGACTTACCCGGACGCTGATGGCGATCTGGTGCGCGGGGTGAATGTTTTTGATGTACAGACCGGACAGAGTGGCACACTCAATCTGAAGGGTGTTCTCTGGGTGGTTTCAGGGAGCGCTATTGCCTTGAACGCGGAAATCACAACCGACACAGAAGGTCGGGCCATAGCCTTGCCCGATACCGGAACACCGGCTGTTCTGGGTGAGGCCCTGAACGCTGTCACAGGGCCGGGCCAGATTGTCGCCATTCTCACTCGGTAAGAATAAGGACGAACAGCAATGATGAATACAAGCCAAGCGCTGGTCGCCGATCCGGTTTTGACTCTCCATGCGCGCAAATATACCCAGACAGAAATGGTGGGACACATCCTGTTTCCTAAAGTCGAACTGGAGACACGTGGGGCAAAGGTTCTGAAGTTCGGCAAAGCCGATTTTATGCTGCTGAACACAGCGGTCCCGCCCGGTGGCCCGGTCGGCAGCCACATGACCGGTTATGAAACAGATACGGTCAATCTGGACAGCCATGCCCTGTTCGCGAAAACCCCGAAGCAACTGGACGAGGAAGCCGCGAAGGTTCCGAAGATCGCCCTGCGCACTGAAAACCTGAATGCGGTTCTCAATGTGATTGCACTATCCCGTGAGCGCAGCCAGGCCACTCTGGCCCGGTCTGCTTCCAGCTATGCGACGGGCCACAATTCTGCTTTGAGCGGGGCTGACAAATGGTCTGATGACGCTTCGAACCCGGCGGAGGTTGTTGAAGATGCAAAAAATGTTGTTCGCAGCAAAATTGGGAAAAAGCCGAATATTCTGCAAATACCGCCTGTCATTCTGTCCCGGTTGAAGCAGCATCCGAAAATCATCGACTTTTTCAAACGCGATATTGCTGACAATAACCGCCATGTCACAAAAGAAATGCTGGAGAAATATTTCGAGGTCGATCGTCTGGTTTCCGGCGAAGCTGTTTTTACCGAAAGTGAAAATGCCGAAAGCTTTGAGGATGTCTGGGGTGGTTCGGAGGTGCAGCTGGTCTATGTGCCGCAAACGCAAACTCCGTCCCGCCGGGCTATGGGCTGGGGGTACACCTATCAGCTGAAAGGCTACCCATCTGTCGGCAAGCCTGAATATTACAGCACGATCCGGAGCTGGCAGCAGCAGGTCGAAGACGAATTTTCGGCTGAAGTGACCGCGCCGGAGGCCGGTTTTCTCTTTCAGAACGTGATGTAAGGAACCCACGCCATGTCTGCCTATGCCACGCCTTCAAAGCTGCGCGTCTTGCATCCTGACCTTGAGCTTGCGACCGATGAGGCTGGCGAGATTGATATTGCCCGCCTAGCGGTCGAGCTGGAGGCAGTCAGCGCGTTCATGGATGCATATTTTGCCCAGGCCGGGTTCGCTGTGCCTCTGTCGGACCCTCCGGCCTGGGTAGAGCTGGCGACGGTCGATCTGGCGGCTTGCAGGTTGGCTCAAACTAGCGGTGAGAGCAGCGACAGCCTGGAACAAAAGCGCAAGGATGCCATGGCGCTACTGAAAAGTCTATCTCAAACCGCCGGAAATTCGGGCGGGGGGACCAGTACAGCCCTGCCCGGATCTTTCGGAAAGCCGGTGGCGGTCATCCCGACGTCGGTCTTTGCCGGACGTTTGAGCAAGGTGGGGGCTTTCTGATGACAGGAGCCAGCTACAAGGTCGATTTCGATGACCATGATGTTGTCCGAAAGCTATCGGATCTTGAGATTCTGGTCAGCAATCCCGGCCCGATCCTTGAAGATGCAGGTCTGGGCTTGGTGCTTTCGACGCAAGACCGTTTTGAGACGGGCGTCGGACCGGACGGGGAAAAGTGGAAAGTCTCTGGAGCCTCGAAAGAACGCGGCGGCAAGACTTTGATAGATGGCGGAGATCTCTACGGCTCGATCACATTTGATGTGTCAAATGACAGTGTTGAAGTTGGAACGAATAGAATTTATGCAGCAATTCATCAATTCGGTGGTGTCATTGTTCCGAAGAACGCAAAGAACTTAACTTTCAAAGTCGGTGACAAGTTTGTCAGCACAAAGAAAGTCACAATTCCGGCGCGACCATATCTTGGGATCTCTGACGAAGACTGGGACATGATCGGTGAAACCATCGAAGATCACTTGAAAGCGGCATGGCAATGACAACAGATTTCTTTTCAGAGCGACTCCGAGATTTGCGTGCTGCTGTTGCAGAGATCCTCGGCACCGCTGTTGATGTCAAAATACATCGCGGCGCTTTTGATCTTGAAGAGCTTACGAAGATCTCACAAAAGCTCCCAGCGGCTTTTATTTCACTCAATAGCTTCTCTACAGGCGCTCAATTTGACGAATGTGAGCAAGAACTCAAAATAAAATTCGGTCTGTCTTTGATCACGAAAGACAAAGTCGCAAATAACAAAGTCGCAGAAACAAGAGAAGCACAGCAGCATATTTTCTTATCAGCGCTCATGCAAGCACTGCCGCAAAGACGTTTCAAAGATGCGGACAGACTAAAGCTTTCAACAGCAAAAAATGTCTTCCAGGGACATGCTGGCCAAGGCGGGGTACAAATCTGGTCGCTCATGCTCGAGCAAGACGCTCATTGCTCAATACGACCGGTTGAGACCGGAAGCCTCGAAGAATTTTATGTGCGTGAACATCAACGCGGTGAACTTGTGTCTGATTACGAACAAGTCATGCCTGGGGGTGCGACATGAGCTTTGAGCAAAGCGAAGCTGAGCGCGGGCTTGCAAATTTAATTCGCATCGGAACGGTTGAAGACGCTGATTATGAAAATGCTCTGGTCCGGGTGCGCTCTGGACGCCAGTTGACCGGCTGGCTGCCATGGTGGACGGGCAGAGCGGGAAAAGACATTGACTGGAATGCGCCGGACCTCAATGAACAAGTCTTGGTGTTATCCCCGGATGGGAATTTTGGGCTCGGCATTGTGCTCACCGGCGGTTACAGCGCTGCAAGCCCGCCGCCGCTTCCCGCCCCTGAGCGGTCTCCTGAGATCCAGAAAGTTCGCTTTAAAGACGGCACAGAAATCACACATGACCGTGAAAAACACATTTTTACACTGAAGATGTGTCCTGAAAGCACGCTTAATGTTGAGTGTACGCACGCTTTTGTCAAAGCACAAGACGTGACTGTTGAAGCCAAAGATGTGCTTGTCAAAGCAGAGAAAATCGATCTCGGAGATACCGGCGGGCCAAAGGTCGCGCGGATTGGAGACCGAGTGCATGTCGAAAGCGGCTCTTCCGCAGGTCTGTGGAAAATTGTCGAAGGCTCGGACATCACAAGAAGCACTTAAATAAAAGTCCGAACAATGAGCAAAACCAAGGGGTAAATGCTTGTTGCGAGGCATATGTGAGTAAAGACAATGACTGAAGCTGTTGTTTATGTTTTTGAAAAAGACCTACCGCGCGGCCTTTGGCCGTCGTTCGGCGGCAAGAAGGTCGTGGGCGATACATATGCAGCTGTTCCGCGTTTTGTGCGCAATCTCGTTAATGCGGGCATTCTCATTCGCAAAGACGAATATGACGAGCGCGAACGTGAGCGTGTAAAACTTGAGAAAGACGCACAAAACAAAAAAACAAAACTTCAAAGTGCTGAGGCTTAGTGATGGCGGGCTTTATCGGGATCAACCGCGAAACGGGAGAAGTCCTGACCGGACTCAGACATCTTCGCCAATCAATTGCCGACATTGTGCGAACCCAGGCCGGGACCTGCGTCCGTCGCCGCGATTATGCGGGGGATGTTCCCGACTTGATTGATACACCGATGAACAGACCTGCTTTGCTCTGCAAATTCGCGTTAATTGCGAAGGCGCTTCGCGAGTGGGAACCCCGGTTCCGGCTGACAAAAATCACCCCATCCGATGTGACGGCGGGCAGCCTGTCTTTGTCACTCTCCGGCTATGTTGTTGCTAATAGCGAGGAAATCGCCGTGGAGGTATCGCTGTGAGTTCATATGTTATTGACCCGGCAAAGCTGCCCCCGCCTGATGTAGTTGAGCCCCTCTCCTATGAAGAGGTTTTTTCCCGCAAGCTGGCCCGTCAGGCCGAGCTGTTTGCAGAGCTGGGCATTGATGCCCTGGCACTGGAAAGCGAACCGGCCCGCAAGCTGTTGCGAACCGCTGCTGAAGACGAACTGCTGTTGCGCCAGCGGGTGAATGATGCTGCACGTGCGGTCATGCTGCCCTTTGCCATGGATGCGGATCTTGACAACCTAGCCGCCCTCGTGCCTTTGCAGCGCGGGGTATTGTCGGAAGGTGATCCGGACGCCTTCC